GAAGAACAAGCCCTTCGGATTCATTTCTGCGAAGGTTCTTTACCATGGTAATAAGTGCTCCATTAATTTTAACCATGTCAGGAGCTTGACTATCCCATATATCTACCCTTTCAGGAGCATGAATAACTGGCAGACCTGCAAGATCTCGCTCAATTCCGATAGCTTCAATTTCCTGGATTCTCCGTTTAAAATACCAGGAGCGATATGCGTTTCTTAAAATACTCCGGCCTTCCGGATTGTCTTTTACGCTCTCCGTTCGGAATAGCATTGCTTTACTCATCGGTATAGTAAACAGTCCATAATCCGGAGGCGGTTGCTGTGTCATTCCAATCAGATTGTCACTATCATCATATTC